TACAAGTTGTACTATGATGAGATTTAGATGGGTCAAAAAGTAATAATCTATTCTCTACGGATTGAACTTCAGTACCATCTTCAAGAACAGTTAATCCATCATTAGTATTCAGATAAAAAATAGCACCGCGATGTTCAAAAGGAAAATCACAATGATTATTGTGATGAATCAGTTTTTCTGTAGACGTATATAAATTTCCTTTGACTCTTATCAATGCCTTCACACCAATCTTATTTAAGACTGGAGCAAAAACAGGACAAAATTCATCAGCATGAAATTTATTATAAAAAATATGATTAAAATAATAAGATCCCATGATAGTATCATCACTATCATTAAATGATGATACCACTGGAGTAAAATTCCAAGGAAATGATGAATTAAATATGACATTCCTGATCGGGATCAATTCATCTTCAGTGAGAACATTATCTATAATCTCAAAAGTCATTCAATTATTCTGCGGATTCTTCTGAAATTGTAGATACTACCCAGTTACCGGTCTCATCATCCCACTGACACATTTCAGTTTCTGGATCAAAGGATGGTTGTGCTGGCGCAGGAGTCCATCCAAGTTCTGCAAGATTACTATCAGGGAGAACTCTCAAGTCAAATCTATCTTTAGTATCACCAGAATCTACAGGATACCAAGGAAGAGGCATTATTGGATAATATCTATTTTGATAAACATATGGAGTGTTGTTCATATCATCCACAGGAATATTTGGTGGACTATATGGATCTTCTGGAACTAATCTTGTTACTGCCATTTTTATAATGTACTTGTTGGATTATTTATTTGTATATAGTTTCACTTCTTGATAAGTGGAATTATATCTTTTATTTATTTCTCTTTTGATGAAAGACCTCTCGTCATTGGTAGTATAAACCAACCTTGCGAGTTTAATGAAGTGATCGTCAAATCTTTGTTGTTTCTCAAGAACTCTTAATTCATCTTCAACAACCCATAATGTAGAATTTACATCTTTTAATTGATTGAGATACTCCTCATTATATACATCAGAAGATTTTGCAGTTTGTATGAGTTCTTTAAGTTCTTTATGAACAAATTGATTATTTGTTTTTTCTGCTTTGATTTGGAGTATTGTAATTTTATCTAATAGTTCTCCTACAGATACAGGTACTTTAATCATAATTTAATGGGAGGTTATTTTGTATTTGATCCAAAGGTATCATATAAAAATCCATATTAAAAGATTGACGATTTCCTTCTGGATATGGATAAACCCCATGTAACATGTGAGAAGGAAATATAATCATTTTACCAAGTTCTGGTTTAATATGTAATGTTTTTGGAACGGCTGGGTAGAATTCCGATTTCATATCAGCAGACATTACAAAATAAACATAACCTTCAATATTTTCATCATTTATCGTTTCAGGAACTTGTGTGTATATTACTGTACAAATTGTATATTCATTTTGATGCTCATGAATTACATGAAAACCTCCTTTTGTACCGGTAACTTTCCAAGAATTAGTTGGTTTCAAAAATATATCAATATCTAAAAGAGAATGATCATTTAGTTCTTTATATATTATTTTAGATATTGATTTGTGTATTTTTATAAAAGATTTATTCTTTGAGCAATCAGCACCCCTCCCAAGAAACCAATGTTGATCCGCATTACCCGATGTGCTTAATCCTTTTTTATAAGAAACACCTTCATTTGAATTCAAAAAACATTTTAATAGATCTAGTTGATCATATTGAGCTTCTATGATCCAATTAGAACTTGAATATTTGTAAATTTCACTACTCATTGTCATTAATCGAATAATTGTTTTGTTTCTTCAAACCACAAATAATCTAGAGAAGACTCATTTAATGTTCTAAAAGCATCTTCTGGTGTTTCAACTAATGGATCCCCAGCAAGATTAAAACTTGTATTTAATATTATTCCATGACCTGTTAGTTTTTTAAATTCCTGAAGAAGTTCATACACATAACCATTTTCCTTGGAAATTGTTTGTATTCTACAAGTATTATCTACATGAGTTACTCCTGGAATAATATTAACATAGTCTTCTCTTACAGGAAAAGAGATTGTCATAAAAGGACTTGATTTTATTCTCCCCATATCAAAATAGATATTTGCATCTTCTTCTAAAACCATTGCAGCAAATGGTCTATACCACTCTCTTTTTTTAATTTTGTTCACAATATCCTTTGCATCTGGATTGAGTGCATTGAATAAAATTGATCTATTTCCTAGTGCCCTTTGACCTGCTTCAGCAAGTCCAGTGTATACTGCAACTGATTTATCTTGTTGCAGAAGGTTTGCAATCTCCTCTATTGATGTAGTTTTTCCTTTGTATTGAGAAATATCATAAGGAACTCCATGGAATGCTGTGGTTTTTAATGATCTAATTGTTTTATCTTTTGTAAGTGCATGATAATAAAACATAGCGGCACCAATAGGTAAACCACCATCATCTGCATTTGGTTCAAAATAAAAATTTACATCAGGAAATCTTTGAACATAATAATGATTTGCAACAATATTCATTCCATAACCACCAACAACAGAAACATTTTTGCAACCACTTTTTTGAATTGCCTTTTCTATCAAATTTCCAACTGCTTCTTGAGTTTGTTTTTGAACTTGATAAGCATAATCCGCATAAAACTTATAATTTTCTTCAGTAAGTTCTTCAGTTACTTTACCTTCATGGTCTTTAAACAATCTTTTATGGGAATTTTCTTGAGTAAATAACTCCCAAATTGGTTGTAATTTTTCATTAAAAAACTTCGGATAATCTGTTGAAGAACCATAAGAACTTAATCCCATAGTTTTTCCATTTTCAAGAACCCCCTGAGAAATTAAAACCGATGCAGTATTATAAACATTAACTATACCACCTTCATTTTCGTTGATATTACATTCATAATTTTTATGAGGAACTATATTATCTTTATACTTTTCACGAGTTTCATTAGAAGAGTGTTCTTTGTTGACTGACAGGTTTTTAATTAGACACTCAAAATTATTTGGGTAAGAAGCAAGATAAACTGTCTCACATTCTGTAAAATTATCTGCATAAATTGAACCTTGACCATCTACAACAATCACAATAGATTTTTCAAATCCACTATTATAAAATGCAAGACTTGCATGACATAGGTGATGATTGTAACTAAACTCAACAAGATTATCAATAGTTGTATTTGATAATTTATATGTCAGTTTTCCATATTTTTTGGCATTAGGATACGACACGATCAGAGCATAATTTATTTTTTCATTAAAGTTTTTTATGCATTCAATAATAGATAAAACTGGATCTGTATCTCTTTTTGATCTACTTAATCTTTCTTCCTTAAAATAAACAGCAACTTCTCCGTCTTTTAGAATACAAACAGAAGCATCATGAAGTCCATAGTTGATTGATAAAATGTTCATAATTAGTTATAAAGTAATTCTTGTTGACCTAAATTAGTTTTCCATTCTTCAATTTCATTAATCTCAACTTTCTTTTCACCTTCAATCTTTTGAATAATAGTTTGATAGGCACTCTCAATCTCTTCATCAGTGAACATATACCTTTCTTCATTCAATCTTGTAGAAAGTTGTCCTTGAATTTGTGAGACTCTCATAGCATCCGGATGAAACTTATGATCTCTCTCAATGATATGAAATGTATCAGGGTATGTGGTGTTGTTCTTATGGGTTCCTGCAACCATTACAGAGGCATTTTGACCTACTGCCTTTGCAAAGTGTTGCCCACAACTGTCACACCCAATAAAGTAGTCTGCCACTTTAATCACTCCTGCCCAGTCTCTTAATGTTGGATCTGGATCTGGTTTATATGTTTTTCCATCATAAAACTCCTTTGCACCCATATAGATGATATTATAATCTTTTGATAGTTTTTTGACTAGGGCAAGATACATTTTTTGCGGAATGGATCTTAAAGTTTCGTCATAGATTTCTAATGGACACATGAGTGCCGCACTTCCATAAGGTTGAATTACTATGGTTTTATTTTTCTTTTGTTGGTTCTTTGCTTCTGCAATGACTCTATGACCATTTCTAATTTCAGTCATAGAGAGCTTCAACTGCATTTCTGGCAAATCATCAGTAGAACCATTGATTTCAATATCAAATGCTTCTCTTAATGAGATCTCATTCCTATAGTATGCGGGAAGACAATATGGTTCTGGTGTGAGAACTTTAGTAGCATTCCAAAAGTAATCTTTAAATACCGACTTATCATTAGGATTAAATGTTCTTTCCTGAAGTTCTGGAAATCCCCAGAACATAAAATCCCAACCATGAACCATCACATACCACTCTTCATCTGAATGATTTTTATGATATTTTAGAAGTGCTGGTATTGCTGCTACTACCCTTCCAACTCCACCACTGATAACAATTACAGTACTCATGAATATAATAAAGTATTATTTGATTTGGGAATATTTAGACAGTCTTCCCACCTAACACATGGGGACAGATGATCACCTATTCTTTTACCAGTTTGACAATGTGTAGAGTAACCAGGAATAGGGGAGATTAGTTTTCTATCTTTCTTACTCATAAGAGATTCAAATTTATCAAAGTCTAATGATTGTTCTACGTTTTCTCCTGTTTCAATATTCACATATGGATTTAGTGAAAAGTACTGATGAACATTCATATCCTCTTTTAATGTTTTATACTTTGTTGCAAATGTATTTGTAGATCCTGTTGAAGATTTCCAATGTGTAGATTTAGTGTATAGAAGTTTATTATACTCCTCAACACCATAAAGAAATTGAAAATCACTCAATGAAACATAATCAATATTAAATGGTAGATTGTCAATACCCAATCCTTCTATGACTACTCTACACCAGTTTGGACGATGTAGATAATCGTCTTCTAAAAAATATACAATCTTATCATCATGAAAGTTTTTAGATTGAACAATATCCAGTGTCTTTAAGAAACTTGTAGTCTCTTTTCCACAGTTGATAATTTCTACATTCTTTTCATCTTTAAGAAAAGTATCTTCAATAGTACCAAAGTGTTCATCATATACAATAGTATAATCTGCTAGTTCAGGGTCTATTGTATTCTTAAAGTTTTCAAATACTTTTTCTTTATTGAACCAAACTGGTCTGTTTCTTGTTGGAAGTTCTTGAAGTTTGGAATAGTAACAATGTCTTAAAAATACATGTATTGGTTTCATAGTCATAATAATTTTTTAAGTTCTTTTTCTATGTCATCTTGTGAATATTCTTTACCAAGAAGTGCAATATTGTTTGGAAGATTTACTGTTATCCCATGTTCAAATGCTGCGTAACAAGCGGCCCCAAAACTTAATCCATCATCTCCAGGAAAAGGTGGAATATGTATATTATTAAATAACCCACTTTTTTGTATAAGACTATTTGCAAGCACATTCAAAAAACAACCTCCAGCAAAACAAATATTTTCTTCGAGATAAGATTTCTCCTTAAGTTCGTTTAGGTAATCTAATAATGCATTTTCAAAGTTTTTCTGGAGGATATATGCATGTTCATTTAAATTTTTAAACTTATATTGTTCATCGTAAGATCTAAAGTCAAATGTTACATATGGAACTGAATTACAATAAAGATCTTTTGACAATTGATATCCATCGTGTTCTTTTCTATAAGATTCATTTTTACCATATGCAGATAATCCCATAATTTTTCCACTATGGCTGATAGCATCTTTTAGTGGAAATTGTTTTTTCATCTTTTGACTATATATTACATGTGCAAAAGAAAAATAATAATTACCAAATTCATTTACATTTTCTAATCCAGGAAAGAATCTAAAAATTCCTTTTTCTTTATTAAAATATCCTATTGAATTAGTCTCAACATTATTGATTTCTTCAAAGTTATATCGACAAAGAGATCCTCCTCTTCCATCAAGAGTTATGAATGTACCTTCATTGAAATCACAAGAAAATACAGAAGATGCTGCATGACATAAATGATGAGATACAAACTTTATTTTACAATTCGGAAATAAAGTTTGTATCTGTGACTGTGTTTTTCCTTCATATACATTTTTGTGCCAAATGGCATGAGGCATTGTTGGAACATAAACTAAATCAATATCATCATGAGATAGGTTACCCGTAGATAAACAGTATTCTATGGACTTACTTGGAAAGTTTCCATAATATTTAATTCTGGTAAGTCTTTCTTCAGAAATACTGGTGATATGATTCCCATTAGAAATTAGTGTTGCTCCTGCATCATGAGACCATATTGAGTCATCAGTACTTACATCCCAATCAAATGCACCAAAAAGTCCTAAAATGTTCATCCGTAACTTATCTCACTTCTCTTAACAACATAATTTCCAATCACAAGATAATCAATATCAAGATTATTAAATGCTTTGATTGCATCTTCTGGTGATTCTACAATAGGTTCTCCGTTATCATTAAATGAGGTATTAAGAACCACAGGAATACCAGAAACTTCTTTAAACTTTTGAATCAATGTAGTAACTTCTGGTTGAAGTTCTTTGGTAACTGTTTGAATTCTACAGGTATTATCTACATGGGTAATGGCAGCAATCTCACCTCTCTTTTCTTCTTTTACTGTAAGTGAGTACAACATATAAGGAGAACAGAAATCTTCTTCAAAGTAATCATTAAGATGTTCTTCAAGAACAATACCAGCAAAAGGTCTCCAGTATTCTCTATGTTTCACTCTAGAGTTCATGATGTCCTTATTTTTTGCTGGGCCAGGATGCATTAGGAGTGATCTAGAACCTAGTGCTCTTGGGCCAAATTCACTTCTATTTTGGAACCAACCAATAATTTTATTTTTATTGAGTTCTTGTGCAGTAAACTCACAAAGTTCTTCAAAGTTCTCATACTTCTGATATTTCATATCACCTCTTATTAATTGTTGTTCAATAGTGTCTTGTGTATATTCTTTCCCAAGAAGTGCAATATTATTTGGAAGATTAATTTCTTCTTTATTTTGGAACGCACCAAAGCAAGCAGCACCAAAATGTAGTCCTACATCATTAGGATACGGTGGAACATGAATATCTTCAAATAAACCACTTTGTTTTAAAAGACTATTCCCAAGAACATTTAGGAAAGAACCACCAGCAAGACAAATATAATCATCAAGATATGATTTTTCTTTCAGTTCGGTTACATAATCAATCAAAGCACATTCAAAATTTCTTTGGAGAATATATGCTTTTTCATCTGGATTTTTAAAGGTATGATTTTCTTTATAAGGTCTACCATAAAAAGTCACATAAGGAACATCTTCATAAACAAGATCTTTTGAGAGTTGATAGTCTTTGAGTTCTTCTGTAAAGTTTAAATGACTTCCATATGCAGAAAGTCCCATAATTTTACCATCCCAAGATTCTCTATATTTTTCATCATAACCATCAATTTGTTTTTGTATTTTTTCACAATAGATTTTATGGGACAATGAGTGATAATAAGCACCAAATTCATTGACATTTGGAAGACCAGGAAAGAATCTGAAAATTCCTTTTTCTTTATTAAAATATCCTATTGAATTAGTCTCAACATGCTTTACATCTTGGTAATTATGAGCATATAAAAGTGAACCAGCACCATCAAGAACTAAAAATGAACCCTCATTGAAATTTGATGAAAATACTGCAGATGCTGCATGACTTAAGTGGTGAGAAACAAATTTAATTTTTGCATTTGGGAATAATGTATTTAATTTGGTATGAATGGTTCCCTCATAATGTTGTTTATACCAAATAGTAAGACACATTGAAGGAACGCAAACCAAATCAATATCTTCATAAGAAAGATTTCCTGTAGATAAACAATAATCTACTGAATTCTGTGGAAAGTTTCCATCGTATTTAATTCTGGTAAGTCTTTCTTGTGAAATACTTGTAACATGATTTCCATTAGAAATCAATGTTACACCAGCATCATGAGTCCATGTTAGATCTTGATATTCATCAAAGGATTTATTTGCATTCCAATCAAATCCACCATAAAGTCCTAAAATGTTCATGTCAGTTATAATCTAATGTAGGTTTTTTGTTTGTTTGTCTCCAGAATTCCATATCAGAATACTTTTCCCAAACATCTTGAGGTAAAATAGATTTTCTCTCAATCCACTCTACTTTTCTCTTTACTGTATGTAGGTCTTTAAGATTGCAAGATAAATCAAAATTTTCATTTGAGTATTCAACATTATCAAAATCATGATCATAGTATGGTTTATCAATGAATTTATAAATTGATCTTATAGTTTTTTCTGGATATTTACACAAGTCCTCATATTCAATCAACTTAATCATGTCCGGATTCATTGCATATCCTTCATGAAGTAGTGCCCAGACACTCATGACTATTCCACCTTCTTTACTCATCATTGCATCACATCTTGAGAACACATTTGTATTGTGTTCTTGTGCAATTAATGTATTTGTATAGAATGGATTTTTGGCAGATATTCTTTCAAAAGAATCTAAAATCCATCCAATATCACGAACGCAGCATAAAACTTTAGTATATGGAAATAGATGTTTGAGTAAAGGTGTATTTGCAGTCCATCCTCTTGAAGTATCAAAGATTACTGGAGTTTCTGTGAATGAATAATATCCATCAAAAATTCCTTGAAGTATTGATTTTCTTCTTTCTTCATTTACATTTAGATTATTTTCACTTCCAGTAATTCCTCCAATTGTATTTTGAACTACTCCAGATATTGGAGACGTTATGTCTGCATAAAACTCTGGATTTTGTTTGAGTATCCCAGAAAGTAATGTAGAACCTGATCTTGGAAGTCCAGAGATAAAATAATATTCTTTCATTGATAGATCATAATAGTGTGTTCTTTTTCAATTGTTTCTAAAAGTTCAATCCATTGTTTGGTAATTCTATCCCAATTATGAAAATAAGTCACATAATCACTTTGCATTTGAAGATGTTTTTGAACTTCTTGAGTTTTCACAGTATCTATAGCATTTTTTAGATGATGATAAAAGATTTGTTGATGTTCACATTCATCCTCATGATAATCATACATAGTTGTCCATTTTGATGCTGTTTCATATAAACATCCATAGTTTGGATGAACACATAAGCAACCGGCACTCATTGCTTCCAAAAGAGATAAACAAAAGGTTTCTTCATAAATGTTTGGATAACCAAAAATATGAGCAGTTGATAACTCTTCTCTTATTCTTTCATTAGAAACAAATCCAATATTTTTTACATTTGGGTGGTTATCTATTCTTTGATAGTCATTAGAACTTTCATACAGATTTTGATTATCATACAATCCATGTATCTTATATGAGGAAAAAACCTTTAACTCAAGATTATTATATTCTTTGCACAATTTTTGAAATACATTAAAAAGTAACTTTAGTCCTCTATATGGAGTTGGATGATAAATTAGAGTTATTTTTTCTTTTGATTTTTCTTTTAGTTGAATTTGATCAACACCATAAGGAATTACTACACAATGAGAATATGGAATATTAAATCTTGAAATGAACTTATCTCTTTGATTTTGAGATATAAAAATTATTTTACTGAATCTTTTCCATCCATTATTTTCAAGATGACTATAATCTAGTTGATCTGGAGTATTATGAGCCCAGAACAATTTTATTTTTTTATTATCTAAATTAGAAACTCTATCACAAATTATTTGAAATTTACTTAAGAGTTCTTGTGGCAATCTTTTTTGCAATTCCTCCTTTACAATTTCAGTTCCAGCAGCTGCATTTTTTGAAAATCCATCAAACTCAATCATTTTGCTGTGGAGTACCAATTGAACCTTCAGGAAGACAAATTGCATTAAAAGAAATTGAAATTCTTTCATCATCATGGTCATTGGGTTCTACCCAATGAGGAAGATATGAAGGGAACATGATAATACTCCCTTCTACTGGAGTAATACTAATCTTTTCTCCAGTAAATTGATTTTTCTTTTCAACTAAAGAAAGTCCTTGCCACAATCTATTAATACCCGGATTTTGTAGAACTAACTTTCCACTTCCTTCAGGTGCTTTGAGATAAAATACTCCAGAGAATGTATCTCCATGAGTATGTTCTGCATTCATACACTGACGAGTATCATTGATATTAAACCAAACAGAAGTCAATGCAACATCAACTGGAATAAAACCAAGATCTTCTGCTGCCTTCAATACCATTTCTCCAATATAATGAAGAAGTGGATGAATTTTTTCATCTTCTTCATGAATTCTTTCAGGAGAATGATACCCAAAAAGATTTGATTTCTTAATTCCTTCTGGATATTTTTCTTTTAAATCTCTTATTGTTTGAGTGAACTGTGCCTTATTTTCTTCAAACTCTGGGTATTCTGTTTGCCAAATTGGTGTAGAAAAAATTGTAGTCGAATTCATGATAGTCAATTCACTTTTCATATTATACCATATTTAGAATGTTTTAGGTAGAAGAACTTTATAAATTTTTAGTTCTCCTACCATAAAAAATCTCGTTACAAAATACAAAAATCAAAGTACAAAGTTCAATAGCACACGACCCGAAACGGACGAACACAGCGGTCGGCGCACTTAGTGTAGCTGCACGAGCTGCCATTAGTAAAGCACACAACGCACGCACGGACGACATCGCACTCAGAAGAACTCCAGTAGCAGATCGAGGTAAAGGTATCCCAATAAGTTCTACATGCATAACCACATTCAAGCATTCCTACATCAGGAATAAACCACCCAGAACGACCAGTAATTCTTTGTGCTTGGTTTGGTGTGGCACCAGAATCACCATTACAATAACCCATGGGCCATGTGGAGCCGAATTGAGCTGTTGATGGTGCTACAATCCAAATAATCCCACCAGTTTTACGGAATACATTACCGCCACCTCTGACGGCACATCCTACATTACATCCTGACCATACAATGTCGTCGTCTACCATACCGCCTCCTGCAGCTGCGATTGCTTGTGTGACCCTTAATGGGGTCATTACTTGATCATTATTTGTACCTGCTTCTGCCTCTGCCTGGGTTGCAATACCATTTCCAGCAACAGATTCAAAATTAGTGATATTCCTACTGTTGTCAATAACAGTAGTTCCTGAAATCTGAATAGCCATTAGTCACCCTCCCATGTCAATGAAAAGTTGTCTCTTACCATCGTCGTGTCTCCACTCGGTCTTTTGTAGTATTACTATTTATTATTTTCTAATACCTCTACTCTCGATGACAGTTCCTTCACCGCTTCAATTAGAACACCAACTAGTCCATTGTAATTAACAGATTTAGTTCCTGTATCTGTTCTTTCAGAAATAAGTTCTGGAAGAACTTTTTCCACATCTTGAGCAATAACACCCACTGAAGGTTTATTACTTTCTTTCCAAACAAATCTAACGCCATCAATACTATTGATAATTTCTAATCCATCAACAATAGTATTAATATCTTTCTTTAGACTTTCATCAGAAGTTGAATTTATATTGGTTGCAGATAATGTCCCATCAGATGCATTATAAGTTAAAGCACTAGAGTCTGTTTTTACTGATTGATTACCTGTTGCATCTGTGGCAAATATAGGGAAACTAGTTGTGTCTGAACTATCATCAGCAAGAGTGATGTTTGTTGCATTGGTTGCAGTTCCACTTAAAGAACCATTAAAAGTTGTTGTCGAAAGTTCAGCAGTAGAAGAGTTGAAGGTTAAGTTTGTTCCAGATTTGAGTGGTAAGTTACCTGTTGTAGACGTAACAAAGAGAACATTACAAGAAGTATCTGTACTCTCATCTGCAACTGTAACATTAGTTGCTGTAGTTGCAGTACCAATGACATCACCAGTCAGGTCTCCGGTCACATTACCAGTTACATTACCAGTGATATTACCAGTTACATTACCAGTGATATTACCAGTTACATCACCTGTTAAGTTACCAGTTAATGGACCAACAAAACCTGTAGAAGTAATAATACCACTATTACTTATGGTATCTGACTTAATGTTTGCAGTATTTCCAAGACCAGTAAGTCCAGAACCATCACCAGTAATGGTTCCAGTCACATTTAAGTCACCAGTAACTGTACTATAGCCTACTAAATTGGGCCCATAATCAGCATTCTCATTCTTTATAGTAGTTACATTAATCTCAGACATTTTTACTACTTTCTAGTTATTTATCAATATAATTTAACCTCTGAATATTCTGATGAAGTATCTTCATTTATTCTTTTCTTTATTCTTGATCTTTCATCATTGGTAATATAAACACTTCTTGCAAGTCTGATGAACCACTGTAAGGTCAATTGAATTATTTCCTAGGTATTCCATCATAAACCAGTGGAATAAGTCCCTACAGAGGGTCTCTGGACCTCCTAGGACTTCAATAGAGTGCATGTACTAACCTTTCAGTAATACGAACACCCCATTGTAGGAAGATAAGAAAGGAAGAGATGAACAATAGTTTTTCTGTTCCTGTAAGTCTCATAGTGTCTATGTACCTCCAGATACTACAATACCCCACGGGGTACTCCTGCAGGGTAAATGGTGGACAGTTTTTCAAGTGGTTATGGTTCTTCAGGCCACTCAACATTATGAGGGAAACCTTTTTGAGTTGTAATATCTCTCAGTTCTTGACGATACTGTCTCCATTCATCACTCATAATAACATCAGAACAACTCATCCAATCAGTTTTTGATATCAAACTATTTCTAGTATTTCTAATACCCTCAGATGCTTGAGTATCAATCCTTAATCTATATGAGTCCTCTTCTTCTTGATTAGTGAAGATAGGCCCAATCACATACTTCTTAAACCACTTACCTTTAATCTCCTCAACACCCTGTCTTACAACAGTTTCATATGGTGAAGTAACTTTTGGTTGTGCTCCCTCAAGAACTGCATCAATACCATATGAATCTAAAACATATGTTGGTAAAGGTTTAGGGAAAGAAATATTTGGATACTTATAATATAAATCTCTTTCACTAATGACTTCACCAGTCTCTCTAACCCTTAGTTCCATATATTATGCAATTGCAAGGAAGATGTAGGTACCGCCGATGGCATTAAGGTCACTACCACCTGATGCTGTAACCATAAATCCAGAACTAGATCCATGAACATAATTTGTTCCTGTATCTTGCGCGGCGATGGTGTTTAATAAGATACGAGGGTCATTACCAACACCTATGCCACGAACTGAATCAAATAGACACCAATTACCAGTGGCATCTGTACGTTTAATCAATACAAACCTTGCACCATTAGTGAATCCACAGTCAAGGCTAATGGTTTCTTCAGTTCCTGTGTAACTACCTACTTTACTGATGCCGGGTAGGGTTGCGAAGAGGTAGGCGATAAGATTAAAACCTGACTTGTTAACTTCGGGATCAGTTCCTACCGTAAATTCAGTTGATGTAGGAGATGTGTCATTCCACCATGAAGAAGAATCAGCACCAGCTGCGGTAGTATTTAATCTCATATAGTCCGTATTGTCACCATAATAGACAGCCCAGTTATTTACTTCATTTCTTAACTTTATGATCATTAACTCCGGCGCAACACCAAGGTTATGGCTTACCGTTCTTACTGAGCCTGTCCCCGTATAAGCAACCACATCCATGAAACCTGGGGCACGTTTGAACATCCAAGAAAACTTAGATGTAGAACTTATAGTTTCATTATTCCAGCCGTCCATGAAGTCGTATTTATTGTCACTATCAGTGTCTTCAGCTGCAGTTGAATTAGTAAGCATATATTTCGGTGCTGTCATTCGTGAGCTTAGAAATCTGTTGGACGCAGCATTTATGCTTGAGAGTCTAATAGCCATATCAACAACAAAACCGCTTCGGAATGCGCCCTGATTTCCAGATTTACCCGTCTGTGTAGCAGCAGCAAATACATCCGTTCCAGCTTCCGGCGGCTTATGCGGACGGCGGATTGCCATGTAGATGTAGGTAACGCTGGCACTGCCAGACCAGTTAAAACCCGTAGCAGAGATGTTGCGGAAGGAGCTGTTGGCACTTTCCGCGCTAGAAGTATTTGCCGCTAACTTCTGCGCACTGTCAACACCGGCACCACGCATTGTATCGTAAAGGAACCAATCGTCTGTGGTGTTTCCCGCTGCAGTCGACGATTTCTTGACGAGCACCCACTGCGGCTCCCACCCCAGTGTGATTGTGGCATTACCGCTACCGTCCGTTGTAAAGCTCCCACATTTAATAATGCTTTCATCTCCATCCGTGCCAAACGATGCGTCGTCGTGAGCAAAGATGTAGGCGACGTAATTGTAGTTGGTTGCATTCGTTTCAGTAGAGCTGCCAACGGAAAACACCGAAGATGTTGGTTGGGTCGTAGTAAACCAACCTGCGTTAGTTGCTTTAGCGTCGGTTTCATTAAGTCGGAGAGTGTCACCGGCTGTAAGGGTTCTATGCCATACGGCCCAAGGTTCTGTATGAGATGTGCTTTTCACAATTATCATCCCAGGAACACTTCCCAAATTATGCGCAATGGTTCTACCAGAAGTTGAATTTCCGCTCCACGTAACTACATCAAAGAAACCAGGCGCTTTGCGGAATGTCCAGGAGACAATACCCTTACCAGATTCATTAGTTGCAGTATCACCTCCAACCGTAAATCCATCGGAATTTAACGCACTTAATCTATTAGTGCTAAGAAACTGACCACCTCCGGTGGCAGAATTAAGCGTCTGACCAGCACCTCTTTCAGTATCATAAAGTGCGTGGTCTTGATACTGATTTTCTCTATTTTTTATCCAAACTAAACCACCTTCGCCTGCTAAATCAATTCCATTATTTATACTACGGGCTGTTCCATTGCCAGTATACAAATACGTACTAAAAACATCATCAACGTAAAGTCGATCTGATGCTGCTCCAGCAGCACCCATCATCAATGCTCTTGTTAAGTTACTCATATCAATTAACGTAATCTACTAGTGATGAACCTCTAAATCTTGTTCCGCCATCATCAGTGATGAACATAAACAAGTGTGTCTTACCTGTTGTGAGTGTTGGTGCTGTATCTGCAGGGAACTTGACTGATGCTGGCCATGTTACAGTTCCACTTGTATGTGTTAGTTCTAATGTGAATGCATATGCACAACCTGTTGGTACATTAGCAAAGGTAAATGTGCTATCACCACTAATAGTCTTTGTGAAGTAATTTCCTGTGGAACAATCAACCTCCAATGCACCCATTGCAGTGATGTTTTCTTTATAAGGTCCAGTCAGACTTACTCCTGCACCTAATGTAGAAATACCAGCAGTAACGATAATACCACCAGCATTAACTCTCACTCCAGTTCGAGCAGTAACAACACCAACAGAATCAATATTAGTTACATCTTCATAAGTGAGTGTTCCACCAACGGATACATTACCACTAAAGGTTCCTGTGGTTGCTGTGATGTTGCCAGTAACATTACCAGTCAAGTTACCAGTTACATCACCTGTAACATTACCAGTCAAATTACCTGTGACACCACCTGTAACGTCACCAGTCAATGGACCAACAAAACCTGTAGAAGTAATGATGCCACTATTACTTATGGTATCTGACTTAATGTTTGCGGTGTTTCCAAGACCAGTAAGTCCAGAACCATCACCAGTAATATTACCAGTCACGGTTAAATCACCAGTGACTGTACTATGACCTACAAGATTAGGTCCATAGTCACCACGTTTATTCTTAATAGTGTTGATATTTAACTGTGACATTACACTACTTTTTAGTTATTTATTGTGTTGGTGAGGTTGGCCAAGTTACATCATTAGGAAACCCTTCTTGTGAAGGAATATCTCTAAGTGCTTGGCGATAAGTTCTCCAGGCAGTTGACATGGTTACATCA